ATGGTGGACGGGTCGCCCACAGACCCGGACGACGAACCGGCGATTGCCGCGGCGATGCTGGTGTAGTCGCCGCCCGAGGATTTGACCGTCTTGTGTGTGACTGCCATCAACTACACCCCAGCCTCAACCCACGCGAAACAACCCGTCGCGGAAACGTCCGTGATGATGCCGCCGTTCAGAACGAACAACAGGACGCCCACGTTTCCGGGCAGGGTGAGTGTCGCCGTCATGATCCCGGACTTGCCTGCGGACCCACCAACCTTGAACCCGTCCGACGCATCCACCGACCCGTCAACGGTCGTGTCGCAGTTCACCGCCGCGCCCGTGTCCGTCAGGTCTACGCGGTGCCCGTGCCCGTCATACATGGTTGTGTCGCCGTCGTCCAAATCGGTCGGACGAATGCGACGATCGGACACGGACAGGACAACCGAATGATCCGCGCCGCCCAACGAACCAACGAGCGCGTCCGCACCCTGCCCGTTGGCGGGCGGGGACGGTTTGTGCGCAAGTCCGGCTGGCTCGAAATGCTCAACGTCATCGCGAACATCGTCATCGCCCCAGACCTGAACCTGCAACGTCTGCATCTTCGGGGTGGCGTCGGACCGCATCACTTGGCCGCGTTCAAGGTCGCTCATTCGTCGGCCTCCGCGTCTGCGCCAAAGTTCGCGTCGCCCTTCGCGCGGTCAAACACGCTCGCCGCCTTGGTAATCCTGCCCCTGCGCGAGGCGGCGCGGACCTTGGGCGGCTCGGTTTCGTAGGCACCGGGGGGCGCGAGGGTGATCACGGAAATCAACCCGCCCGATTCGTCCGCGGTGAACTCCACGCCGACCGCAAGCAGGTAGCCATCGCAGTAAATCTGCGGGTCGCGGACGTAATGGATCACGTTCTTCTGGTACAGTGCACCCTTGGAATCCCGCCAGCCCGCGACGGTCACGGACACGTTGACAGACCGACCCGCGCGAATCGTCGCCTCGGACGTGGCACGGCGTTGACAGGCGGCGGCGTCCGATTGCCGTTCCGCCTTGATCACGAGTACGCGGCGGCGGGGGAGGTCGTCGTCCTCAATGACCGCGCCCGATGTTGAAGCCGTCCCGAAATTCTGGTCATCCCCCGCGCGCTGCCCCTTGACGCGGTACTCGGTGAACCGGTCCCGCCCGCTGTACTTCCCGGACGCGCGCAGGATGTTTCCAGGGCAGATCAGATCGTCGCCTTGTTCGGCGTCCGCGATGCGGGTCAGCACGAGCCGCCCGTATTCGTCGTCCGTCACGAGGATCCCTTCCTCGCGGGCAAGGCGTTCGATTGCAGCGAACACGGTTTCGCCCACTTCGGGAACGAACCGGGGCAGCGTTTTGATGTCGGTGAGATTGCAGACGACGGACACGCTGTAAGGCGCACACAACGCCTCCGCGATTTGCTTGATGGTTTGCCCCGCCTTGAACTGCAACGGTCCCGTGTCGCTGATGCAGGAGCATTCGGTGAGGTCCACCGTCCACGAATGCCCGCTGATGCTGATGGTCCGACTCGTGCCATCGTGCGAAGGGTTCACGTCCTCAACGTACCCCGTCAGGACGCACTCACCGCCGATCATCACCTCGCATTCGTCCCCGATGTAGATGCGGATCGGGTCCGCCTGTCCCGGCCACGATTCGGTCACGTCCAGCGAGAATGAGGACGCTGCGGCCTCGATGGTCGTGTTGACGCTCTGGGATTTCCACCCCCCGAAATCTACCCCGTTGATCCGCAGGGTGAGTCTGTTCGGGTCCGTCGCCATCACACCACCAACACGCGCAGGGTGCCGCAAACGCTATTCGGGTCCGCGATTCGGTTTCGGCTCACGATTTCGTCCGCCCGGGTCGCGTCGCCATACAGGGCGTGCGCGATTTCGATGGCGGTGCGGGGCGTCGTGACTTCGTAGGTTGTGATGCGGGGCAGTTCAATCGCTTCGTCGCTGATGGCAATCGACGCCGCCGCTTGCAGGTCCATCAGGGATGCGTAGGTGTCCGGGTCAACGCAGTATTCCGCGACCGCCGCAATCTGTGTGGCGAGCGCGTCACGGGTCGCGATTGCCTCGTCATAGGCGGTGTACGTCGCGGCGGATGCCACCTCGGCAGACGCGGACACGGCGGACACGACAATCAACAGGTCCAGGTCCGCGCGGTTGTCGAGACATGCCTGAGCGACGGGCGACGCGGAACCTGCCGTTGCCGCCGCCTGCGACGCGACCAACCCCGGCAGGAACGTGTCAACGAACGTCTGCGCGCTGCGGGGGTCGGTGAACGACGCGACAACATCCTGCCACCCTGTAGACGTGGCGGCGGCGTCATCGCGCATGGTTGCGTTGGTGTCCTGTGCTGCGGACACGGCGGATTGATAAGCGGACATGTCAACGCCTGACATCAACCCGACGATTCCCATTGCGGCGTTGGCGCGATCCGCGAGGTCTCCGGACAGGGCGCGGCGGGTGAGATTGTCGATTCGACGGGCGGCGCGACGGATGGCGTAGGACCGCGCTACAGCGGCACGCACGGCGGTTGCAAACCCCGACGCACGCGCGGACTGCACAGGGATGGCGGTAAACGCGGAACCGGCCTCAACGAATCCCAGGTTGAATTCGACGTACTGCAACCCAACCGAAACGCCCTCGGAAACCTCGATAGTCTCGCACCGCGCCTGAATCTCGCCGTCCGTGGGGTGGATGAGTTTGCCAGGACCGTACCCCTCGCACGCCTCGCGGACCTGGCGTTTCCGAGCCTGCAAACCCGCGTGGGTTTCGTCGCCCTCGCGGACGATGAAGGCTTGCAGGCGCCACCGTCGCGTCGCGCGCCCGTGGTCATCCGCGCCCGGTTCGTCGCGTTGGGGGTACTCATGCACCGTGAGGCGACGCCCGCCCGTGTAGCCCGCTTCCCGGGCGTCAAACGGCACGCCACGGAATGAGGCGGGGCGGATGTCGGTGGGGATGAGCATCAGTATCCACCTCGCCGCCAGCCGGTGGGCGCAAACTTGACGCCCGCGCCCGCCACTTCCTGCGTGACCGACGTTCCCAACGGGGCGTTCGGGAGCAACACGGAAACAGTCACGGTGCCATTGGGCATGCTCATTCGCTGGTCTGCGAATAGGGCGTTCATGGCGTCATTGGCTCCCGACGTGGCAGCCTCGAAAAACGCGGAGTCGCGTTCGGTGACGGGCAAACCCTGCATCTGCCGTTCGCGGGTCGCGGCAAATCGGGGGTCAGACTCAACCGCCTTTTTCGCGCCCGACTGTTCCGCGAGATAGTCTGTGTACTTCGCCACATCGATCAATGCCGAAACCAGATCCCACACGCCATTGAGGAACAACCCGAGCGCCACCGTCCCGAACGCCGCAGCCAACACCCCCGAAAGCGTCCCGGCGAGTGCGGTTGTCGCAATCAGGGACGATGCGAGGTGCCCCGAAATGTAGGTGATGGCGAGCAACTTGACCGCCCCGCCAAGCCCGCCAATGGCGTCGATGATGCGCAGCGCTGTATCGAGGAATTCACCAACGCGGGCGAACCTGTCCCCCAAGTCCTCAACGAACTTGACAACCTTGGACGCAATCAGATCCTTGTTTTTCACCACCCATGCGGTAGCGAGTGCCACGGTTTTTTCAAGGCGGGGCAGGAGCGCGGTCATGATCGTTCCACCCAACCCCATCCCGATCATTTTCAGGCGAGCGAGGTTGTCCCCGAACGCCTCCGCGCCGTTGACTGCGGCGGTGGACATGACGATTCCGAGGCTTACAGCCTCTTGACGCAAGCGAGACAGGCCCGCGGAGCCTTCGACGGCGAGGCGGGTCATAACAGCACCGGACTTGCCAAACGCCGCCATCGCGAAACGGGCGCGTTCGGTGGGGTCCTGGATTCGCTCCATTTCAGCGACGAGCATTTGCAGGGCTTGCTCGGGTGATGCCGATTGCAGCCTGCGGAAAAGGTCAACGTTGTTCGTTTCCTTGAGGATGGCGAACAGCGGTCCGGTTTTCGCCTTCATGTCGCCAAGGGACTTGTTCATTTTCGCGACCGCGCCGTTGAGCGCATCACCCTTGACGCCCGCCTGATCTGCGGCGTAACGCCACGATTGCAGTTCTTCGGCGCTGAACCCGACTTGCGCGGAGAAGTCCTTGATTTCCCCCATGGCATCAAGCCAATCCGAACCCATCTTGACGGCGGCAGCGCCAACTACTCCGGCGGTCGCAAACGCATACGCGCCCGCCTTCGCAATCCCCTTGCCCGCGGACCCGATGCCGTCCGCAAGCCACTTGGATTTCGCGCCAACGCGGTTGAGGGTAGACGACGCCTTATCCACCGCCGCGATGATGACTGCGATGTTGTATTTGGAGGCCACGTCAGGACTCCTTTTCTGCCGCCTTGCGAGCCTTGTCGCGGGCAGCAACGAACGCCAGGAACCGCCTATCCCACGCCGCGAGTTCCGCACCCGTCAACGCCATGATCGCATCCGGCGACCAATGGCATTCGACGGCTAGAAATCCATGGAGGGCGTCAAGTTCAGCGCCGACGGGTCCACTCCAAGAAAAGGGAGCATGGCGTTCGTGATGCTCCCGATGTCCGTGTTCGTCAGTTCCTGCACGGCTTCCCACGAAAGGCGGTGAGGATTGCCCGCCTTGTCCGCGTGTTCCGGGGTGACGCAAAGGCGCTGGATGAAACGCAGCGTGCGGGTTGCGCCGCGCGTGCCGTCCAGGTCAACCAGGTCTTTCCCGTTGGACTCACGGACGCAGGCGATCTGCGTGATGACGCGCCCGAAATCCTTGATCGGCGTGGTCAGTTCGATGGTGACGGGTTCGAGCATGACGGCTCCTTTTCAGGGTAGGCGGGTGAGTGGGTGCGGAGGCGTCAGACGCCGGTTTCTTCGGCGGACAGCGCCTCAAACGACAGGTCGCAAGTGCCCTCGCCCACGTCGTATTCGGGCGGGTCGGTGATGGACGCGCCCTCGAACACGAACGAGCGCCCGCCCGCGGTCTGCCCCTCAACCGTTTCGTTTTCGATGTTGGACAGGAAGTCCATCGAAACGTCATCGGTAACAACCACGGTCGCGGTCAACTTCGGGGCGACGGCTTCCACCTTGTCACCCTTCGGACCGTCCATAGACAGCACCTTCGTGCGCTTTTCCGCGCCGATGGTTGCCTTGATGGCGGTACACGACAACGTCTTGGACCCGACGCGCAACGACCCGCGCCCGGCAATCACGATTCCAGCCATGGGATTAGCCTCCGTTCAACGCGGTTGGGAATCAGGCGGCCGAGACTTCCTCGGCCGAGTACATGAGCCGGAATTCGGTCAACGCGGCCATCAGGCGGCACGTCTGCGCGAGAGCGGGCGGGAAGTAGATGTTGACGCGACCCGGGACAAGGGCGTCCATGGTCACGACCAACAGGCGGGCAAACGTCTTGACATCGGACACGAGGCCCAACCGCTGCCAAACCTTGTACTTCGCGACAATCGCCGCCTTGATGGTGGACGGGCGGACGGCGTTGGACTCCGCACCCGTAACGCGGTCGGTGTCCGGAACGATCTTCACGCGCCCGAACTTGCTCGAAAGCATACCGTCAAGGTCCGTCAGGATGTAGTCGAGGTTGGCAAGGGTTTCGCTGTCGCGGAACGATTGGTCCGCCGCGCCGTAAGCGTTTTCCGTGTAGGACGTGACGGCCCGTTCAACGCGGACAACGTCGCCGGGGATGGTGGTCGCCCAACCAAGTCCGAGCAACGTCTGACGGTCGCCCCAGGCGAGTTGGTCCGCCAACGCGGGCGGCAGGATTCCGATCAGTTCCAATGACTGCAACCCGAGGGCGGGGTCAGACCGGAACGCGCGGGCGCCGCGACCGCAGTACGCGGCGGCGATTTCCCACGGCGGATTCGGACAACCCACGACGCCAACGGGGGTGGTGTGCGGGTCGTTCGCCAACACGACCGCGGCAAGCCCGTCCGCGTCAACACCCTCGTTGTACGCGGTGAACGCGTGCCCGTAATACTTGCGCACGGGCGACCAACGACCTTCGCCGTCGTCCGACAGTTCCACCTTCCACGAAGCCAGCGACCCGGACGACGCCGTACCGTCAACGTAGGGGTGCCCGATGTACCCGAACCGCTTGTTTACGCAGGCGGCGAAACCAGCCGCCCAACTCGGGACGCCAACGCCCGCGGTGTTCGCGTGGACGTAGCGGGCGGTCGCCAGTTCGGTAATCGCCAAACCCGCAGGGGTAGATTCGCCCGCGGCGTCACCAAGGTAGTTCAGGCGGAAGTCGATCTGCAGGCCGGTAGCGCCCGCCCACCGAGACTCGAACGTCATCACGCCGTCAGCGACGCCGACCGTCTTGAGGATCACGGGCAGGGTGGACTTGGCTGTAATCGCCGCCGCCTCGTTAATGCCCACCGCGGTCTGCACCTTGATTGCAACCGCGTGCGCGGTGTCACCCGACGCAACCACAATCGGGACGCGCTGCCCGGCAATCCACAGGGACAGGACGCCGGATTCCGTGGCAGGTCCGGTCAAGGTCAAAACACGCGTCGCCTTCGTGCCCGCGGTCGGGTCCGTCACGGGCAGGCACCACAGTTCGCCGTAGGGGTCGTTCGCCTTGTAGGCGGCAACCATGCGGTGTAGCATGCTACCGAACCCGAACAGGTCAATCGCCTTGCCGACCGAACTGCACCGGACGGGGGTGTCAAGCGTTGCGGTACCGGACGCGACCTTCTGCCCCGTCAGCAGCGTCGGACGCGCGGTGGACCCGCCCGCCGCAGCCGCGCCCGAAACGCGGAAATACGTCAACGGAACGAGGGTATCCTGCGGGATCACGTCGTAATAGTTCATCGCGTTTCCTCGGTTGCGGGCTTGGTTTTCGCGACCTTCACGGATTCGGCGGGGGTTTCACACAGAACGAGCGAACCCCACACGAGGCGGCGACGGATGTAGGGCGAATCCGGAACGTTCATGCCGTCCGCGGGGATGAACGAATACGGATGGTCCGGGAGTCGCACGAGGCGACCGGGAGCGGGCTTGACGAACATTCTACGCCTCCCCGGTGATGTCGGAAACTGGACGGTCGGAAACGAGCGCGCCATCGGGCGTGGTCGTGTTGGTGTTGACGTACAGAGCGGTCAGGTCCACCGCAGGAACGCGCGCGACGAATGGTTGTGAATACTTGACTTCCAGCGTCACCGTCACGCCAAAACACGGGTATTTCACCCGGTCTTCGGGCTGCCACCGCTGAACCTTCGCGGAGTCCACCGATTCAAACGCGCCAACCCACTCGCAGTCGCCCATCAGGGAATCGACGATGCTTTCCGCGATGGCGTCCTGCGACGCAGCAAGGGTCGCCTCATCCCCGCCCGTAACAAACGCCGTCACCTGAATCGACCCCGCCCGCTTGTTGAGCGTTGTGTTGCGGGACCATTGGGTAACGCTGTCCTCTGCCGTGAACACGCAGATCGCGGGCAGTTCGGACGGCTCAAACGGGGTGTACCGGGAATCGTACACGCGCGCCGCGGCAGGGGTCGCGGCGGCAATCAGGCGCGTTACGAGGTCCGTGCGGATGCCTTCGGGGGTGAGGATGGGCGCTGCCATCAAACCACCTCCAACGGCAACGCGACCATACCCGAACCGTCAGGGCGCGGGACATCGGAAACCTTGTAGGTCACGACGCCAATCGTCAGACGATCGTAGGCGTGGGGCGCGACGGGGAGGTCCGCAAGGCGAATCGTGAACAGGCACTCGGTCATGGGCACGCCGGGGTTCGCCTGGTCAAACACCTTGGCGGATTCGTCAAGGATGCCGGTGATGAGGTGCGAACCGCCCGCGGCAGGCAGGTAGACCGCGGACGTAGGGAACGTGTCCCGTAGCGTCCGGTTCATGCGGTCCACACTGGCTTCCCAACGGGTCACGTTGCCTCACTAGCCAACGAAGAAGGCGAACTTCACAGTGCCGTTGAGGGCGTCAGCCGTTTCCATGCTGACAATCGCAACGGTGAACGAGCCATCACCGGAGGTTGCGCCGGGGACGTAGACGTTCTTCGTATTCGTGCCCCCGCAGACGGACGCAACTACGGGCGTGGTGGGCGTAACGTAGGAATTCGTGATGGTGATGGTTTCGCTCGCACCCGCGGCGGTCGTGAGGGCTTCCGTCGTCACGATACCGGACTGCCCGTTCAGGGTCGCGGCGTTGGACGTGCAGGCACCCGAGGCGCGGACGGGGACGATCGCGCCCGTCATCGTGCCGCCCGCCTTGGGCAGTTTCGCGAGCAGGCTGATGGCGACTTCGGCCATGACCACTTCAAGGTTCGTGCCGGTGTAGGCGCTACCGGTATCCTCGATACCGATCAGGCTCGCGCCCTTCGCGTTGGCGACGCTGGCGAGGTCCAGAAGGTTCGCCTTCGCAGACAGGTCGCCGTCAACCGCGGGCGCCGAAACGCCGTTGAGACAGACGACGGCGTGCGTCGCGGAGTACGCGCGATCGTAGGTGCCGATCAGGCGGTTGGTCGCGCTGTCCGTGTCCTCGCAGAAGTTCGTCGGATGCCAGTACACGGGCAGACCCGAGGTTGCCCACGTTTCACCCGACTTGATAGGCAGGGCAACCAACCCGCCCTTGACGCACACCACGGGCAGACCCGCGGCGGTGGTCGCGGACGGAATCAGGAATTCCGAACCGAGGACAAACGGAACGTCAACCGTCACGCCACCAACGGGGGCGGTGCGAACAGCCGTTTCGTGCGTGGAACCGGGGAGAGTCGAACGCATGATGCGCCTCCGTGCGATGTGTCAGGAGCATCCCCGGGGGCAACCCTTGCGGGTCACCCCCGGGGCGTTCAAGCGACCTACTGGCCCGGGTTCGACGCGAAGTCCTGATGCCGGATCACGCCGATGCCGAACACGTTGCGGGCGTGCCAGATCAGCGAGTCGGACTTTTCCTCGGCGTACTGCGTCACGGTCGGTCCGCCCTGGTACCAGCCGTACTCCATGCCGAGCGGGTTCGCGGTACAGAGGAAATACTTCGTGGTCAGACCGGGGACCGCGCGCCGGTTTTCGGCGGACAACGGAACGGTCGGGCAGTCGGCCGGGTCCGCCGCGTACAGGCGGTCCGAGTACAACTGCTCAACGGTCGTGCGCTGCGCAACGGGAATCAGTAGAACCTTGCCAGCGGTGCCGATGACGTGCGGGGTAACGAGGTGCCCGTCCGTCGCGGCGCGCAACTTCGCGTCCAGTTCCGCGATCTTCGTCAGGTCGGGAGCGCCGCCAGAGGTGGACAGGTTGGCGTGCGCCGCGGAGCAAACCGCCTCGCCGTCCGCCATGTTCGCCTGAATCGCAGCCAGCGCCTTCAGGTGTTCACCGATCTGCATCGTCTTGCCGAGTTCAGCGGCGCAACGGGTGAACGCGCCGAGGTCGTCCCGGCCCTCCATCTCGAACGTCAGCCGCAGTTCACCACCCGTCTTGGGCAGGGGGTTGATCGTTTCGGCGGAATCGTACTGCGTCACACCCTGGTAATCGGCGCCTTCATTGACCGTGGGCAGCCCGCCCATACCCGTCATCTTGACGATGGTCCGAGTGTTCAGGGTGGAGAAGTCCGAACGCCGACCCAGATCCTTCCACCAGTTATACTCGTTCGCGAGGGTGTACATGCCCATCAGCGACTTGTAGCCGACGGTGCTGAACACGCTGGAGAAATCGCCCGTGGTGTGACCGGCGACGGCGCGGATCGCCATGCGGATCGCTTCGGAATCGCCCAGACCCGCGGACCGGATCCCCTTCGCTTCCAGGTTCATCCGGGCGAGGTCAGCGAGGGACTTGCGGGCCAGCCCGCGCCCCGGCTCAACCACGTCGGCCAGCGTTCGCACGCCCGCCTGATGCTCCACGGCCTCGGCAATGGCGCGGAACTGCGCGTCCCCGGCGTCGCGGCCCGCTTCGATGCGCTGCGACCGAACCGGATCGGCGGCGTCCTTGGCGGCGCGGATGTCCCACATGCGCACACCGGCCGACTCCACCGTGACGGCGGAATCGTCCAACAGGGCGCGCACGTCGGTTTCCGTCAGGCTCGCCTTTTCGGCCAGCGCGCGGATACCGGTCTGACGGGTCGCTTCGGCCTTCGCACCCTCGGCACGGAGGGCTTCCATCTGAGTCTCGTCCATGGTCTGAACCTCCTTGGGGGTGGTAGCGCCGGGCGTTGCCCGGGTGTCTCCTGCGGGGGGCACGGTCTGGTCGGCGGAACGAATGCCGCCCGTGGTGTCTGCGGGAACAGGAACGACGGAACCCTCTACGGGTTCCCAATCAACGGCGGTGCGGGTTTCCTCGTTGGTCGTTTCGTCCCGGGTGATTTCCATCCGGTAGATGCGATAACCAACGGACGTATCCGCGAGGATTCCGTCAACGATGTCGCCGGTCGTGTCTGCGTTGCGAGCCGCCTTGCTCAGACGGACATCGCCCACCAATTCGCCATCAACGATCGCGACGGTCCCGGCGACGAAGCGCCCAATAACCGCCTCGGTGCTCCACTGGCGATGGTCGGTCAGGAACGGAGCGCCGCCGTTCATGCGCTCAAGGCGAACGTGGGTAGGGTCCATCGAAAGGACTTCGGTATAGGTTCGGTCGCTTGCCCAGTCGTACCGAAGCACGGGCGCGCCGGTTCCAAGGCTCACGCGGACGGTGCGGGTTTCGGGGTTGTAGGTGGCCGCGCGGAACGAGGCTCCGCGCGTGAACAGCGGTTGACCATCGCGGGTCAGTTGTTCGGGCGCGTTGCGTTCGGGCACGGGCACCTCCCTAAAGGCAGGTTGACTTGGCGTTGGGGTGTCGCGCACGGTGGGGGATGTTCACAAACCACCCCCCTTCGGCGGCGGTCCCGACTCTGACGCGTCCGACGCGATGATTTGAGCGTTGCCCGCCGCAGACACCTTGGACAAATCCCACAGGGGAACGACGCCCGCGTCTTCCATCGCCTCGCGGTCCTTTTTGAACTGCGCCAGGATGTCGTCAAGGTCATCGCCGTTGGCTTCCACAACCGCAGTCGGCGTCGTCAACCCCATCTGCAACCGCAGAAGGTTCGACTTCGCATCCTGCAATTCGTCCGCGGATCGCGTCTTGGGCTTGCTCCATGTCACGTCATACAGGCGCGGGTCATTCGGGAAAATGCCGTTCAGGATTCCGGCGTCAATCCACGCTTTCCACAGGGGCGCGAGGAATCCGGGGATGTACGTCTGTTCACGCAGGCAGGCGATGACCGCGCCCTGTTCCAACAGTCCAAGTTTCGCCTGCGAGAATGAGGCGTCGGACATGTCGCCGGTCAGGGTGTAATAGGACAACCCGACGCCCGCCGCGATCTCTTTCAGAACCACGCGGACGTAATCGCTCACGCCCTGCGGCGCGGTAGGCTTGTTAACCGTGATCGTTTCGTCGGGGGACGCCTGATAGACCAGCCCCGGACCCATCTCGAAAACTGGACGCCCTTCGTCGTCAACCTCAGGATTGCCGGATGCGTCGCGAGCCTGCGACGGGGGCAGCGGTCCACCATCACCAACGCCGCCGTCGTCAACATCGCGGCGATTCACAACAATGGACATGTCGTTAGCAACCGCCGCGCCAACCTGCACCGCCTCGTGGTATTGGTCGTGCAGGTAAATCGACTTGACGATGGGGGCGAGTAGCGAGATTCCGCGCAGTTGCCCCGCGTCCTCCTGCCGGAACAGGTGAATCATCTGCGCGGCAACGATGCGTTGAGTCGTGTACGCGCCCGCCGTCACGGAAAACAGCGAGCCGGGCGCTTCGTTCAGGACGTGGTACGCCGCAACCTCGCCCAGGGCGTCAATCTCAACGCTACCGATAATGCGATTCAGACCGTTGCCGACCTGTTCCGTTTTCTCAACGGGCAGTTGACCGGCGTCCAACGGTTCGATCATGATCGGGGGCAGGCCGGGCATGTCCGCCTTCTGCCTGCCACGGATGCGAGACAGGAATTCGCCGTCCTTGACCCACGTTCGGCAGGCGAGTTGCTGCAATCCGGCGATGGTCAGACGCGAACCTGGAACCGGATGCCGTCCCCACTTCGCCCAAGCTTCGTACAAGTAGGCGTCAACCCGGATCGGTTCCTTTGTCAACGGGTGGCGCATCATGGCGTCACCCACGTTGACGGTCGGGAAAATGCCCGTCGATACGATGGCGTTGGTCAAAGCATCAACGGTACGCCGCCCCCATGCGGACGAATGGTAGAGGTCGCGTGCGCGTTCCCGAGTGCGAACGAGCGAGTTGGACCGGAACAGTTCGGCGTTGGGGTCGCGGGATCCCGGGTTCCATCCGCCCATGTGTCCGCTGCCCGCGGAGGCGTAGGAGCGACCGGCACGGACGGATCGGGGATGCGAACGGCGCGCGGATTCAACGGGCGCGTCGCGACCCGTCAAGGTGTCCCATGCGCGGCCCCATTTCGAGCGACCGGACATGCGTTACTCCCTCGTGCGGAAACGAACGTATCCGTGGGTGATGCGATTCGCGGCGGGTTGCAGGGCGCGGCGAAGGCGTTGGATGGCGTCCCACAGGTCGCCCATGCTGGCGTACGTCACGGACTTGTCACCGTGGCGCACGTTCAGTTCGCCAGCCGCGTAGGCGTCCTCAAGGGCTGTCAGTTGGTCCTGGGTGAATGCCACTCGCGCCCCCGTGCGGGGGGACTCAGAAGCGGCCCCCGCGGCGGCGAGACAGCCAATCCGCGGAGGTTGACCGCGCGGCCCCCCTACGGGCAGGTTGACGCGGGGGTGGGGTGTCGCGCACGGTGGGGGACGGCGACGGGGCAGGTTGGGTTGCGGGTGTGGCTGCGACCGCGGGCGCTACGGGCATGCGGAACATCTGCGGGTATGCCAATTTGATTGAATGGGCAGCGGCGAGGGCGTACACGAGCGCATCCCACCAATGGTTATCCCGCTTCTTGGGGTTTTCCCACACCCATCGCCCGCCCGGTTCGCGCACCCGCTGCTCCGCGGTCAACTGTTCAAGAAAATCGGGGTACCGATTGAGGATGTGCGCCGCGATGTGGACCGACCGCGGGCCAGGTCCGGGGTTGGACAGGTACCCGAATAGGTCGTTTTTCGCCTCGGTGACGTGAACCGTGAACCATCGTCCGCGCGTCCGGTCGCTGCGTTTCGACCCCTTGATTTTCGCTTCCCATATCGCGCCGTCCGTCGCCTTCGCTGCGTCGCCCTTGATGCCGTACACGCCGCGACCGAATCGCGGGTCGGTGTACTCCAGGATTTTTGACATCATCCCGCCGTCACCCGCGTCCACGCACCAGCGGCGGGGGACTGAAACGCCACCACCCGCGCGAGTGAACCGGCGATTTACGAGAGTGTCATGTTCGACCCATGCATCCTCCGGGCAGCGGTCAATTCGGTTCGCGTCCAGAATCCACAACTCGAACCCCGCCCCGACGCCTAGCGTCACGGAGTACAGGCATTCGTGTTGCACGTCCGTCCCACCCGTTACCGCCTCGATTGCGTCGGGGATGCGGTCAACGTCTAGGGTTTCATCAACACGATCCGCGAGGGCGTGGCGGTCAAGGGCATCACCGGGGGGCGCGAAAGTCTTAGCCTTACGGATGTTGACGTAGGCGGTCAAATCCTTGGGGTCGCCGTTAGCCTTGTAGGCGGCGTTGGCGTCAATCCACTCCGTCACCAACTGCGGCCACGAAACCATGCCTGATGGGCTGTAAAGCGCGTTGAGGTTGGTTGAATGAATCAACCCGTGGTTGGATAGTTCGGGGCGCGAGGGAACCCAAACCCCGGACGGCATGATGCGGTTTTTTTCCTGCTCTTGCCATTCCTTACCGCAGGCGGCGCACCTATATCGGGCGGATGATGTGTCACCCTTGTCCCAAATGAAGCGGCGGATCTCGCGGTTGTCGCGGTCCTCAAATTCGAGCGGTTGCATCTCGCCGCAGATCGGGCAGGGGACATGGAAGTAGCATTGATCGCCCTTGAGAAACCACGCATCAACCTCGGATGCGCCCTCGATGGTGGGCGTCGAGGTCAATAGCAACTTCCTGGACGCGCCGAACGTGGACTGTCGTGCGATGACAAGTTGGACGACGTTGCCCTCGTAGCCGGGGTTATCCTTCGCGCGGTCCACTTCGTCAAGCCAGCAGTATTTCGCGGCCATGCGGCAGACGGCGGACGCGGAGTGCATTCCGACGATTCGGAGCCTGCCGCCGGGGAAGAACTTGCCCAGCATCGTTTCATTCTTGGCGCGGGCGGTGCTGTCGCGGATGCGGTCGCGGAGCAACGGAGACAGGCTAATCATGGTGTTGAGGGAGTCTTTCGACCAATCCCGCGCGTTGTCGAGGGTATCGAGCGCCACCAACATGCGGCCAGGGTAGTACCCGCCCGCGACAGCCATAATCCAGTTTTCACCGATGGCGGATTTGCCAGTCTGCGCCGCCCATTCGTTGATTGCGATCTGGCAGGGATCGTCGGGGTGCAACCAATCCTCGATCTGGCGAACCCATGGCATCAACCCGGAGTCGTGTTTGCCTGGGACCGCGGTATCAGACGGCATCCAGCGGTGTTGGTCCGCAACCTCGTGAATTGCGATCCGGGGCATGGGCTGGATCGCGGTTGCGATGTCATCGTACAAGCCCGCGGACGATACGGGATCACTCAGTAGACCCGGCATCCTTCACCTTTTCCGCTTTGATTCGTAGGGAGTGGGCAAGTCCGCCCAGAATTGACGCAACCTCGGCCGCGAGGATGGTGCGGATTTCGATAGACGACAGCCCAACCAGGCGGTCAGAGAGGCGCGTGGGGATCACTTCCCATTCCGCGCGTGCCATAGCGAAGGCGTCAACGGTTACGGCGCGCGCGTCCACTCTGGGGATGAGGTGGCCCGCGTCTTTGAGGTAGCGTTGCTCCTCGCGTTTGGCTTGGAAGTGTTCTTTGAGTTGGCGAGGTGACATGGGTTTGCCGTCGAGCGTCAGGGGCGGGTCGTTCAATGGTTCCGGCGCGTCACGCGCGCCCACCTGCGCGCTGGCGTCCGCGGGCGCCCCGGCGCGTTCATGCGGACAGTCCCGCTTGAGGGTATTTGCGTCCCATTGGCGATCCGCTTCTGCAAAATCGAGGACGCGGGAGCCGTCGAACAGGTCCGCGGATAGGCGCCCATCCTTGCGCGCGTCGTCAATGGCGCGCTCGGTTGTGCCTCGTTCGCCTAGTTTCCGGCGGTGGGCGGCGTAGTCTTTTTTGGTTCCAATCACGGATCACCTCGGAAGGTAGGAAAAGCGGGGCTTGCTAGATCCAACGAACGCCCCGCTGTACCCGCTCGGGGCACCCACCCTCAGGAGGACCCAACGGGGTAGGGGGCTATATATACCCACACGCGCGCGGCTGTCCGCGTTAGTACAAGCCCCTGATCGGATGGTTCTGATCTACAACTGCGACGCATCGTTCCCCTCGCGCGGCGTTAGCCTCGCACCGCCAACCATGCCCGCCCATACGCTGACGGCAGATACAGGCTCGATTGCCTCACGGACATGTCCACCAACCCCGCTCGCATCATCGCGGGCAGTTCACATTCGGGCACCAATGCCACCAACTGTTCGCTACTCAACCCTGTGGGCATGGACGCAACGAGGGCGCGCAACACGCCGGTTGCGTGGCGATCCAGTTCGTGCGTCGCCGTATCGGTATCACCCACATCAGCCTTCTTTCGTGCCATGGTCATCCCTCCCGCTGTTCCCTCACCACAATCCTCGCGACCGTTGACGGATGCACCCCGTAACGCGCCGCTATCGGACGGACGCCGCAACCCGCGACGCCCGCGCGATACTCGCTCATGATCATTTTGACGACTGACGCCGCCGTGATGGTTGGCCTGTTCTTGCCCCTCATTGCGCCCGCACACGCCGGATTCGGGCACCCCTTGCGAACCGTTCCGCGTCGTGTCGTTTCGGGCCAACGCTTGCGACAGATCGGGCACGTCCAGAGCGTGCCGCTTGTTTGCGTAGTTGGATTCTCTGCCTTCTTGGGTGCGTTCGCAACGGGATCCCCACATGACAGCGCCGCATCGTTCCGAATCCACACCTCGCGCAAACGGTCTAGCGCGTCGTGACGCTGCGTGGTTCGCGGCTGGTCGTTCAGGTACGCGGGGGTTAATGGGTTGGGGTCCATCGCGAACGTGACGCAAGATTGATAGCTTGCGGTTTCGTTCATGCCCTTGCGATGATGGACGCACCGCCCGCAGTCAGTCATCGCGACGCCCCCCGCTTAAGTTCTAGCAGGAACGCGCTAGCCAACCCATCAACGCTGTCCTCAACAACCGTGTCGCCGTCGCGGTCGTTGTGCAGGAACGAAAGCAACGCACCCTCGATGTCTTGCGGCGCTTCCAGGAACAACCCTGCCCGCACCTTACGCCCCTGCGCGCATTGGTAGCATGGAGACTGCTTGCGGCGTAATGCGTTCGCGTTGCAATACCCCGTTTCGCAGCGGTCGATAGTAACGACCCGCTTGCGGCGGCGGCAATGGATCGTGTCGGTGAGATTCACGCCGCAACCCTCGCATTACGATGGGACATGCACCGCCTTGGAGCGGGTCTGCTTGGTCGCGTAGCCTTACCCGGAATGGGCGCTCCGCATACCTCGCATTGTCCGTCTAGCACTCGGACGCGGTCAATGGCGCGCAAGCGGCGTAAATCGTCATGACGCTGGCGCTTTGCGGATTCCTCGGGTGTCAATTCCTTCGGTTGACACGGTTCTTGATTGGATCGAGGCTTTCCGCAGGATAGAACGGCATCATCGCGCACCCAAACCGCCTTTAGGATTGGGTGCTGCAAGTCCTCGTTCCACACCTGTAGCGTGCGAAGGTTCGCGATGGTCGCTCCCGTTTCGGGATGGGTCGCGAAGATGCGCGCGGGGCGTTCCGTGTCGATGCGCAGTTCGCTGAACACGCAGGATTGATAGCCGGTTTGGTCGCCGGTTCCGTAGCGGTGATGGAGACAGAGGATGCAGTCCATCATCGCACCTCCACATCCGACTGCCATTCAATCCCGCCCGCCTTGGTCAGAATGAACAACGGCAAAGCCCGCTCCGAGTCGTACTTTGACCGCTTCGTGTACCTATCCGCCGCTGCCGTGGTGGGGAGGACGTACACCCTGCACCGCCCTTGGTCCTCAACCGCGAGGTGATGCGTGTGCGCGGTAAAAAACGCGTGCCGTCGCGTTGCTGCCCAATCCTTCGCTCGCTCCGTCGCCATGATCTGCCCTAGCGTCGTCCCCTTGGGCGTTTTCGCCTCGTGCGTGAAACCCATCAGCGTGCAACCGTACCGGACGTATTGGCGGTCGGAATAGGGCGTCACGGACACGTCGGGGGCATTCTCGTACTTCACCATCAGCGACGTGTGGACTGCGCTTGCTGCGTTCGGGTCGTGATTGCCGGGGCAACGGATGGCGATTACGGGCGCGATTTGGCGGGCGAGTTCGATCATGGTGACAGCCAGGTCTACGCCATCCCGCAGGATGTCTGAATAGAACCCATCCACGTCCTGTGGCGTCCCCTTGCGCGTCCCGTTGTGGTCGTCGTCAACGTGCAGGAAGTCGCCCGCGTCGGGCAGGTAGATGGCTTCGGGGCGTCCGAAACGGCATGCGCGTTGAAGCGCGACCGTGAACACGGCGAGGATTACCTTGCGCGCTTCCTTGCGCCCCTTCCCGTTCGCAGCCCGCATTCCGAAATGAGCGTCAACGGTGGGGATCATGGCGGCGAAGGGTTCAGGGGCGTCGGGTAGAGTCAAGGGCGTGACGGTAGTTGCGGGGATACCCTCGCGGAAGGCGGCTGCAAGGGGTTCAATCGTATTCGCTTCCCACCGCCGCCATTTGTCCGCGTCTTGCGACGTTTCCCGCCACTTGTCCGCGTTGATACGATTCTGAACCTGCCCGCGGCGTAGTTGAAAAGCGTCGGCGGCGAGTTCATCAATGGACCGCTCCATCAGTTCTTCGGCGCTGAACGGCTCCATATCGTGCGTGCGGTGGTGAACGTGCAGGTATCCCCGCATCAGGTCGCGTGGGTAGTGGAAGGTGGCGCACATCTGATTGATGGTTGCGCCGTTGCTGTACTCACGCAGGATCGCTTTGTGGCGCTCCTCGGACGTAATCAAGACGCGGGACGAACCGGGGACGAATGTACGGTAGTCGCGAGTGATGGGGTCGAAAACGTACCCGCGATCGTCGTACTTCGGGCCGTCGTAAGCGGTGATTTCTACCGGCATCACACCACCATCCCGGCCTTGCGAGCCTTTTCGATAGCCTTCGGGGTGCCCCACATCCAACCGTGCGATGCAGCAGCCGACCTCGCGCGCCACGCATCAACGTCGCCCGGTTCTCGACGCAGGCGCTTTTGAAGCGCGTCACCGTCCTTGACCCCACACTCGCCCGCCATTTCCACAGCGTCCATCAGCATGTTGTCACCTAACTTGGTCAGAATGCCCCGAATCTTTGTGAGCAACGGGCTTGGATCGTAGGTGTCGATCTGGATAGGCATCAGTCTTCCTCCGTTTCGTGGTCAACAGCGGCATTGACCGCCAGCATCGCGGAATGTTCGGACCGTTCCAGGCTCAATCCATCGCGCGGGGACGGGACGGAAACGACTTCGCCATCCATCCCGAAGATGGACAGGAGCGCGGTCAACGCGGCGCACCCCGCGGTCGGTTCGCCGTTTTCGTCCAGGTGCTCGCCGCGCAGGTGGGTCATACATGCCCCCCAAGCCGCGCAACTTCTGCCCGCAACGCCTCAAGTTCAACGTCCTTCGGGTCAACCGCTATGACACGCTCTCCCGGTCCAACGTCGCGGGTATGGCGAATCACCCCCGGTTCGGTCCCTGCCGCGACCTGCGCGTCATGGCGGGTGCGCAGTTCCTCGGCGGTTTCGGGCGCGTGCTGTCCCACGTCCTCAAAGTCGGCGTCGCGGAGTTTGCCGGGGTGGTAGCAGCATGCGCCGCATTCCCACCGCCCGTTCACGTCGCGGCGCATCTGGACGGCTCGGCATCGGGGGCAGGTCAGCATGATGCTTCACCCCCATCCGCTTCGTCCTGAATCGCCTTCCACGCCAGCAACGCCGCGCGGTATCGGTCCTTGCGCTCCTGCACTTGGGATTCAACCGAAGGCGAACCCGTCAACCCCGTCGCCATCATCGCAGCGATCCGGTCAGGGTGGCATTCATCGCGCGCCGTGGTCAGTTCGCGTTCGGCGGCGAGGTACTCACGCTGCCATGCCCATACTTGTCCGCGTTTCATCTCGCCCCCTCCAACGCCTTCGCGGCATCGCGGTACACCCGGATCGCGTCCTGCACGCGGTCGGGACGGACATGCTGCGTCACGCGACCGTCCGACTCGGACCGCAGATTGCCCACGCACGGCATGGACACGCGGCGGGTACCGGAGTCGGGCAGGACGTCCACCGTCACGCGCGGGTCAACGGTGCAATCGGGCGTGCCGAGGTCGCCCAGGATCGCGTTCGCGATGGTGCGGATGTCGGAAAGGAAGGATTGGATGCGGGTCAACATTCGATTTCCTCCACCAAGATTTCCGTGTGCGCCTGTTCGCCAATCGCGGCGTAGAACCGTCGCGAACCGTCCCAGTTGTCGATTTGGGTGTCGTCTGTGAACACGCCCGCCCACTTCATCCCGTCAGCGCTGCTCTTGAATAGGTTGTCGAGGTCGGGCTTGCCCGTGAACGGCATCCGCCCTTCGTCCGCGCCCATGAGCAGCCCGGTACGCTTGGAACGCTTCAAGAGGCGTTGCGGGCGGTCGAAAACGTACAGCGCGCGGACGTGAACCAACCCCGTCAGGAATCCCACGTCACCGTCAAGGGCGATATGGGCGTAGTCGCAGACGCGGGATTGGTAGTCCTTCGTTTTGCCCGCGGTGAAGGACGTTGCGTGCCCGTTGATGGTCCCGAGCGTCTTGGACTTGCCCACAGGGGGGCCGGGGACGGTGAAGGTCAAGCGGTCCATGCAACCTCCGAGTACGCTATCCGCCACCGCGCGCGCCGCGTGACGTTCCGAGTCAGTGGGGGTCATGGGGACACCATCCGCGCCAGGTTCAACAGCACGTCCCGAAACTCGGGTGGGGTTGCGAGGCGTTGGTTGTGTGACAACCGCTGGCAAACGCCCGTCCGAATCAACCGCCGCCGTTCCTCGCCCGTCGCAGTATCAGCACCGGGGACGCGCTTGACCGGATGGTTCCATTTCAGCGCGGGCGGGTTGTCAACGCCGCACAGGTACAACCACGTCAGTTTGCGAGCGCGGTGCCCGTAGTTCCCTTGTGACACGCAGCAGGTCCATCCGCCGCCGCCGTCCGCGATCCATCCGCCGTGGCGCGGAGGGGATGGAATCCCAAACGCCCGCCACGCAGACGAACCCTCGGGATGCTCCAAGATACCCCCGAAGCGCCGCACGGATTCAAGGGCGGCGGCAAAGCACCCATCATCCTGCCCTATCGTTTCGCCAGCGTACCGTCCCCACCGCTGGCACGGCGGGTGCGCCACGACCGGGAATGGACCAGGGCACAACCGCGCGTCCCGCACCTCATCCCACGGGTCAACGCCGGGGAGGTCGAAGTAGCAGCCGTTTGTGGCGACGTAGAGGGCGGCAATCATTCGGGCACCATCCCGGTTCCATCACAATTCCTACAAGAACCATCCCGACCGCCCTTGCCGTTGCAGAACGCGCAATAGACCAGAACCCCGCTTACCCCCGGATGCGCCGCTTCCCACTTCGCCCGGCACGCGGGACAAATCACGTCCCCATCCAACCATCCCGGCTCGCGCCATTCGGGGACGGTTGCGGGTTGCTCCGTGTGGCAGTCATGGCAGAACCACGTCGCGTCCGTCATGCCCCACCCCCAATCACTTCCCGGATGGCACCCTCAATCTGTCCAAGGCCCGTCCAAGGCGTTTCGCGACCGGACCGGGGGGATTCGCCCACCAAGTCGAGGAACGGGCGTAGAGCGGGCCGTTTCGCGGCTTGTTGCGCAGCGCGAAGGGAACGACCCCGGCGACACTCGCAAGACGCGGTTGTTTTCATCGCGGTCCAAGTCTTGACGGGCGGCGACACGACACGTTCAACCTCGGAGCGGTTGCAGTCGTGCGGGAGGTAAAAGTTCTGACCTTCCACCGTCAACCGCCAAAGCATGATTTGCCCGTAGTCGCAGAACGGGCAGTGCTCATCCTGCATTGTGGCGTTGGAGGCTTCTCGGGCTACGGCGTCCGAGACTTCGCTAGGGGTCGGGCATTCATCGCCCGTGACGGCGTGTTCAGCGTAGAACCGCGCGACACGTCCCCACGCGGAACCGTCCTGCAACCGGAGTACCGACTGATACGCCGCCATGCGGTGCGCGCCGCAGTTGTAGGTACCGCTGAACACGCCCCATGCGTCTGCGAACTCCCTTTCAAGCATCGTCGCCCTCGATTCCGTCCGCCGCGAACAGATCGCCCTGCGCCATGGCGGCACGCAGGTTCTTGCGTGCAACCCGCCAGTATCCGGGCTTCAATTCGATACCGACGTACTTCCGGCCGTGCTGCAACGCGACGTAGCCTTCCGATCCGATGCCAGCAAAGGGGGACAGGACCGTATCCCCGCGATTCGACCAGAGCCGCACGCACCGTTCAATGGTCCCGAGTTGCAGCGGGCAGACGTGCTTTTCGTCCTTTTCGTCCCGAGCCTGGGCGACTTGCAACGTGTCTGATTCGCGGATGCCGTACCAGATCGGCCGCGCCCAGAGAATCCAGTCCTCGTTCGTCACGTCGTCGCCGGGGCGCACGGGTTCCGTGTTTTCCTCGGGATGCCGGAACAGGAGGATGTAATCGGCCATGGCGGGACGCAACCATGCGGAGTCGCGCTCCTTCTGGACGAACATCAACTGCTTGGACTTCGTCCGAATCGCCTGCGCCTGCGGGTCCTTGTCAATCACGACCTCGCCGTCGTACACCCATCCCGCGGACACGAACGCGCGCACGGTATCCGCCCGGAAGTCCCGCCACCCGATGATCCCGTGCGTCGCCTTCGTAGTCGTGACCTGTTGAACGTGAACGCAGGCACGCCGCCCCGGCTTCGTGACGCGGAGCAGTTCGGGAATCAGGTATCCGAAGTGCTTAAAGAACTCGTCGTAATCCTTCGCGTTGCCCATGTCCCGGTCGGACGCGGAATAGGTGTAAAGCGAGGCGAACGGCGGGGAGAACACGGACAACCCGATGGACGAATCGGGAACCTCCTGGATGCGCTCCACGCAGTCCCCGAGCATCAACTTCCACTGGCCTTCCCGAATGTCATCGTCGGTCGTGTATTCGTCCATCTGCCGCACCCCCCTTACAGATTCGAGTTGTGAATCGTGCATCGCGGCGACCACCGCGGAAGCCATGCGGGTCGCGTCCAGTTCCTTCCGGCGCACGTTCCCGGCGATTTCCCCTTCGGCCTCGGAAATGACGATCCGCACATCAACGGGTTCCTTCTGGCCGAAGCGGTAGCAGCGCCGGATGGACTGGTAGTAGGCTTCGTACGAATCTCCCAGGCCGAGGAACAGCATCTTGTGACAGTGCTGCCAGTTCATCCCGAACCCGAAGATTGCGGGCTTGGTCGCCATGTGGCGAACCGTACCCGAGCGCCAGGCGCGTTCACGTTCGATCTTGGTGGACTCGTCATCCTGCCCGGCGACGGACACGCAATCGGTGCCCAACGCCTTCGCAATCGCGTCCTGTTCCGCGTTCAGTCCGCACCAGATCAACCACTGACTGTCGGGGTCGGCGCGGATGATTTCGACCGCGCGGGCGACACGCGCATCCATGGTTTCGCGGCGAACCTCGGAACGCCCCGTGACGCCCCCCAGGCCCGCAGCGAAAAGCATCCCGTCCGGTTTCCAGTCGGACTGGACGACTTCATCCTTAACGTGCATCGGGGGCAGGACAAATCCATCGTCGGCGTATCCAAGGTCGGACGGGGCGCGGATGAACGCCGCCCATTTCGCCATCCAAGAGTACATCGCGTCGGCGCTCCAACCCTTGAGCCGCCAGCCGTTTGCGCCGCACTCCCGGCCGTTGCCCTTTTCATCGTGAACGAACCACGTCGCCAGCATTTCCGTGCGGGACATGACACCCAAGAACTCGGCGTGGTTCGCGAGTTCTGCAACGTCATTCGGGGCCGGGGTCGCGGTGCAGCAGAGTCGGTAAGGGATGCTGGTGAACTGCGACAGAAGCAGGGACCGCGTCTTGCCGTCGATGCTTTTCAGGATGCTCGATTCGTCCAGAACGATAGCATCGAACGGAACACCGACGAACTTCCCGATGCGCTCGTAGTTCGTCGTCCAGACACCAGGACCGTCGCCGCATTCGGACGGGTCCAAGACGCGGCGGACTTCCATCCCGATTCGGGCCGCTTCTGCGATGGTCTGCGTCCCGACCGCGATCGGGGTGACAATCAGGACGCGGCCCGCGAAGGCACGCGCCCATTCCAACTGCATCAGCGTCTTGCCGAGTCCGCAGTCCGCGAAGATCGCCGCGCGCCCCAACCGCACCGCCCATCGGACGATATCGGCCTGGAACTGGTACAGCATCGGATGGACCGGGGGCGGCTCGATGCCGCACGGTTGGATCACGTGCGCCTTGGATGCGATAAAATCGTTGTAACGGATCATTCCGACCAACCTCCCAGTTTTGACAACGCCAGTTCGGATGCGGTCATGCGGCGGGCTTCAGGGAACTGCATCGGTTTCGGTTCGGGCGGGTTGTCGTCCGTCGCCATGAACTGATCAACGTGCGCGCCGTCCCGCAGAATCAGGTCGATGCCGTTGTACTTCTTGCCTGCGGGGTTCTCACCCATGTGGTAAGACGACTTCGCGCAGCCGTCGATAGCCTTGCAACAGTCCGCGACGGTGTACTTCCGCAGGATGCGGTTGATCATGGCGCGGCGCTTGTCGTCCAGTTTCGCTTTGGCGTATCCGTGAACCTTCTGCCAATGGGCGAACACGTCCATAGCATCGTGCCCGTCCTTGGACGGGTGAGGATCCGCAGGATCCGATAGATTTGCTTCTGCTTCTGCTTCTGCTTGGCGTTTCTGTCCGTTACCAACCGTTACAGGCGTTACAGTAACGTTACCGGGCGTTACATCCTTTCGTTTCCGGTAGTTCTGGACGCGGATTCTGGTCTGCTCGCGCTGAACAGAAGCGTCTGCCATCTCGCGGTACTTCGAGTAGTTCACGACGTGCCACTGGTTCGGCGCGATTTGCAGCACGCGCCGCCCGTCGTCGCCGGTACTTGTGGAACACGCATCGGGATTCTGGAATATTTCAAGGGCTGTGGTCATTTGCTCAACAGTCAGGTTCGCGGAACGGGCAAGGGCGGTAGGCGTTCCGTACACCGTCCCGTCTTGGTCCGACAGAAGCAACATCGTTACCCATGCGATCCGGGTCGTTGCCGACTCATCCCACACGGACGACTTGATCATTCGGTCAAACAGTTTGACGTACATCCCGCCCCCAATCCTCAATCAGTTCCGCTGTTTGCGCATTCTTTCGGCTCCCACAGGTACGCATCGGGGTACAACAGGGACAGCAGCGGAATCCCGAGGACGGCATGGGCACGGGCGGCGAGTGCAGGCGAACAGGTACCCGACCGTTCCGCCTGACTGACCGCGGATTGCGTCACCCCCAAACGGATAGCCAATTCCCCTTGTGTTACACGAGGGTTCTGCGCGTTTCTCCAAATGCGAATGAAACTCATGTATCCTCCTCATCAACCCCCGATTCGTTCGGAGGCGGGTGCAGCGTAAACAGCGACGCTGTTAATGTCAAGAGCAAAAACACCGGTACTGTTACGGGGGGGGCAGATGCGTCGCGAAAAGTTGATCGGGTGGCGGAAGAAAAAGGGGTTGACGCAGGCGAGCCTTGCTGCGTTCCTCAGGTGCGGTCAATCGTGGGTCAATCAGGTCGAATTGGGCACGATTAGCAAGCCCGACACTGACCGGATTGAATTGTACGCGCACGCACTCGGGCGATCTGTCACTGAGGTTGCGGAGCAGTTCACGGGGTTGAGCCTCGTGACGCCCGCTGGTGAAATAAAACTCACCCCCATGTCGCAACCAACAGGTAGTATCGTCCGGTCAGGGAGAGACAGGATGTGCATCATGCTCGCGAAAGAAGCGCCACACCCATCAGCGCGCGAGTTTTGGAGGTTGGACGAACCAGGCGGTTTGTTACTCGCCGGGGACGTCCTCGAATCGGTGCGCGGTCAACAGCCCGCGCCCGGCCAGTTCGTGATCGTGGCGCACGGTGATGTGTTGCTGTTCGGGCGATACCGCAACGACCCGTGCCCGCAAATCGAATCGCTGGACGACGGTTCGCGGACCATCCTGGATGAAACGTGGGTCATCCGCGCGACCGTGACCGCCCTGCACCGCACCCTGTAACCCACCCGCAAAGAAAAACACGCCCCCTGTTTTTTTATCTTGACTCCACAAACAGTCCTGCTAATATCCGTCCACGTTCTGGTTGAAAACCGAATCGATTAGGGGTCAGCGGAAACGCGCTGGACCGTTGCCGCTCAGGTGGTAACGGAAGCCTCGGTAGGACGGTCCGCATCCGTCGAGAACCTACCGAGCGCGTGGATGGTGGTCCTGGGTGACTCGATTCGGGGGCGGGCTGGACGTTCACTCGGTTTGATGGAGGGTGTTTGATGGCAACCGATTCTGTCTATCGCGGCCCGATGCTTGTCGAGGTCGTTTCGACCCTGAACGGGACCGTTCGCCGCGTGGCATCGACCCTGATGCGCGAGGATGCGGTTCGCCTCGTGGACGCGCTGAACGCCAGCCACCCCACGATTCGATACGAGGTTCGTTCGGTGGGCGCGTTGGAACTGTGTCCCGCTTGCTACCGGGGCCAACGCGAGGAACTTCAGGACAACACGGAACCGCGGCAGGAGTCGGATGCGGGCGTTCCCGTGACGTGCCCGAAGGATTACAAGCCGTGCCACATTCCCGGCGCGTGCGATGGATGTGAGGTGACGGCATGAAAGCGACAGCGAGGAAGACCGTGAAGAAAACCACCAAGCCCGAAACCGTCCTGGTCCTACGAACCTGCGATGCGGAGCGGAAATCCTACGGTGGTTTTCAATGGCCCGAATCCGGCCCGGTCGAATGCTCGGACTGGCGGGACAACTTCGGTTGCGGCGGCGGTCTGCACGGGCTGCTGTGGGGTGAGGGCGACGGGTCGCTACTGAACTGGACCGCCGACGCGTTGTGGTTGGTTGTCGAGGTTCTTACTTCCGACGTGCGCCACGGGCAGGGCGACATGGTGAAGAAGTGTAAGTTCCCACGGGGCACTGTGCTGTTCTGCGGGACGAGGGATGCGGCGGTTGCGATGGTCTTGACTGCAAGGCCGGGATCGGCGTGCGTGGCCTCGACCCTCACGGGCGGGGACGACTCGACCCTCACGGGCGGGTACGCCTCGACCCTCACGGGCGGGGACGACTCGACCCTCACGGGCGGGAACGCCTCGACCCTCACGGGCGGGGACGCCTCGACCCTCACGGGCGGGAACGCCTCGACCCTCACGGGCGGGTACGCCTCGACCCTCACGGGCGGGGACGCCTCCGGATTCACTTTCAAATATTGGGATGGTAACAAATATCGCTTCGCCCATGGCTACGTCGGTGAGGACGGCATTCTCCCTGGCGTCGCCTACAAGTGCGTGTCGGGCAAGTTGGTCCCGGTCGATCCCGTGAAGGCTGCGGAAGTCGCGGCGCAGATTGAAGCCGGGAAGGTGTCCCCATGACCCACGTCCTGCGCGAAACACCCGCCGTCATTGGCGAGTACCGCAACCCCATCACCAACCCCTCAAACCCCGGCGATGCTCCGGGGGTCACACTCACGGGGGTTTTGGTGACGTTGGGCGGGATTGCGATGGCGGTGCTGTTTGGGTGCGTGCTGGTCAATGGCTGCGCGGGGGTGCTGTGATGCGCGATTCTGGCCCATGCCTTTGTGGAGGCTCAGATTGTCCGCGCTGCTTCCCGAACTCATGGAACATCTGCGAAACGTGCGGCGGTGAAGGGGTCCTAACCGACTGCACCGAATGCGAGTTTGAGTCGCAGAAGGATGAGGATGGGGAGTGTCCGCATCGAGACGAGGAAGGTTGTCCGGTGTGCGACGAGTGCGGCGGCGTGTCTGCGCAGGACGACGCGGACAACCTTGCGGAACAGAGGGCGGAGGCGCGTGCGGATCGTTTGGCGGATGAACGCGACGATCCCAGGAGTTACGATCATGACTACTGATCTGGAATACGCAGCACTGGACGCGATCAACGCCAGTTCCTTGAAAATCCTGTACCAGAAGTCGCCGCTTCACTTCATGTATTCGCAGACCCACCCCCGTGAAGAAACCGCGTCGATGACGCTCGGGACTGCGGTACACATGGCGATCCTTGAGCCGGAACGGTTCGCGTCCTATTACATCGTCGCCCCGGATCTGGACAAGCGCGCGAAGGAATACAAGGCGTTTGTCGAGGCTTGCGGTGGACGTCCGTTCCTGTCCGCAGACCAGGCGGAAACGGTCCTTGCGATGCAGTCGGCGGTTGAGCGGTGCGAGGCTGCGCGTCCGTACCTGCTTGGCGGCGAAGCGGAAAAGGTGCTGACGTGGACCGACGAGGAAACGGGCATCGCGTGCAAGGGGCGGTTGGACCTGTTGCTTGAGGACGGCACCATCGTTGACCTGAAAACCGCCCGCGACATCAGCGCGCGTCCGTTCGCGTCCGACGCCGCGAAGTACGGTTACTTGTTCAGCCTTGCTTTCTACCACGACGGTTGTGTGGCGTGCGGAATCGACCCGCCCGAAGTCGTCATGGTGGCGGCGGAAAACTCCGCGCCTTTCGACTGCATCGTTTACCGTGTGTGCGCGGACGACATCGACGTGGGGCGCGAGATGTACCGCACGGCGTTGACCCGCTTGGCGAAGTGCCGCGAAACGGGGCGGTGGCCGGGTCGGTTCGGCGTTGTGCAGGACTTCGTGCTTCCGCCTTGGGCGTATCCCGAGGAAAAGCCGGAAACGCTGCGCGGTTGGAAGGGGTTGGAGCAAGAAACGATGGAGGCTTCGGATGAGTGATCATGTGGACGGACCCGCGCAGGAACCGGAAGCAATCTCCTACCGTGAAATGCGGTCCAGCGTCTACCTGACAGCCGAGGACTTGAAGAATAAGCCTCGTGTCGCAAAGGCGTTGAAGGTTACGCTGCGGGGCTTGCTTGACGAAAAGGGTGCGATTCAGACTCGCGGTGTAGTCAAACTGGATTTCACCAAGTTCTGTAAGGATTGGATTCTCAACGTGACCAACGCGGTCTGTTGTGAGGCGATGTTCGGCGCGGACCCTCGCGCGATGGTCGGGAAGCGCATCACGCTCGCCCCCGAAATGGATCGGTTGCAGGGCAAGCCCACGATGTGCGTGCGGGTTGTGGGCAGTCCCGACATCGACAAGGACTTTGACTGCACGATCAAACTCCCACGTAAGACCGCGAAGGTGAAGCGGTTGACCAAGACGGTTCTGTAACCCTTGCGAGGGCGGTTGGGTAGGGGACGGCGCGCGACGTGCCCGGTGGGTTCGATTCCCACGCTGCCCGCTGTGGTTTTTGACCCCGCCGCGTGCGGGTGTGGGGAGGGGTGTGATGAGTGACCAGCCGAAACTTGTTGCCATGTCCGACATCTCCAAACGATGCGCGATTGGCGCTACCGTTAGCAGAAGCGCTTGGCACAGCCGCGTTGTCGATGCGTTTCCCCGGAACGAGCGTATTCCGATTGCGGGAGTTTTGTACGTTACCAAGGCAAACGCAGACAAGCGGATCCCCATCCTTGTCAAAAAATGGGCCGAAAAAGACGCCGCCTCCACAAAGGCTCTTTCGGATGCGTTGGCTGTGCCGGTTGTCAAAGTGACGGATCCAGCCGCCGTCTTGCCCGCGCCTGCGAAGTCCGACGATTCGTACAGTGTGCCTGCGCAGCCATGTGGGTTGCGTGTAGCCGACGTTGCGCCCGCGGTTCGTGAGCGCCAGATCAAGGTGTTTCCGACGAATCCAAAGGACGTGTTTCGCATGGTCCTGGAGTGCTTCGAGACTTACCGAGGCACGGACCGATGCGTGCGCTTCGTTGGCCTTGATAGGCATCAGCGCGCGGAGGTGATGGATCACAAGGCGAGGGCGTTGGAATACGGAATTCTGTTGATTGAGGATCCGGGTCGCCCCGGAGGACGTAACGTGATTAACGCACTCTCGCTGCCTCCCTACGAAGGCGAGATGATCCATCGTGGGCACACGCTTGCGGCCGAGCAGCGGGCAGAACGCGCCGCGGTGGTCAGGTCGCTGGGCGCAATCAACGCCGCTGTGGAACGTCTTGCAGCAGCATGGGAACGGACGGATTCGGAACTCGCCAGCAACGAACCGCAGGGGGCGTAATGACCCACGCCGAAACGACCCGCGCCCTGTCCCGTGCCCGCTCGGAATCGGACGCCCCTCGCCGTCTGTGCGAGGCGTATGCGGACCGGGACGCGGGAAGGGTCGCGATGGCGGTGCGGCGGTTGGAAGTCCTTGGGGTGAGTATCCCGAGGTTGACTCGCGCGGCGACAATGCCGCCGACGCGCATCCCTGAACGCCAACCCAAGGCGGGATGCGCTGCGCTCTTTTCGGACCGGGACGATGCGCGCAGCCCTTCCGTGCGTGCGTCGGGGGTCCGAGTGTGAACGGTCGGGGGCGGGGGGATTACGATCCGGACAAACCCCGCTCCCGGCTGTCGAGGATTGACGCGGCGTGAGTCGCAAGGGGGATAGGGTGATCACGTTGACCGATACGCTGTCAGTCGAATGGGACGGGGCTTGTTGGGTTCTGACGCAGACGCTTCCGGTGCGCAAGCGCGACAAGGCCACCGGAAAATTGGCAACGGAGGCGACGGCGGAACGCGCCAAGCAAAGGTACTACCCGAGGCTTGCGGACGCCTGCAAGGTTGCTATGGACCTTTCAGGGGTCGATTGTGCGACCCTCGCGGAAGTGGTGGCGGAATGGAACAAGGTGACGAAGGCGGTCAAGGGGATTGCGGACGGGATGGGGGTAGCGCGATGAATACGAAGCCCTGGCTCCTATCCACCCCCGACGGTCTGACCCCAGCACAAGAGCGGGATTGGGAAAGTATGAGGGGGGAGATTGAGAGGTTGACCGCCTCCGAATCCCTGTGCCTCGCCGCCCACGCCGTGACCACGGAACTCGCGGATGGGTTGCGGGGTGAGAACATGATGTTGCGCGCGCGCCTCTCCACCGTCCGCGCGACCCTGTCCCGCCGCCCGTCCGATTCGGTGGCGGGTTGTTCCCCGGACTATGCGGATTGGGCGGAAAGGTTGATTGAGGAAGCCAAGGTGGAATGCGGGGAGGTTACGCCATGAGCGAAGGGGATGATGCTCGCGAGCTGGAGCGGGACGGTAGTGGGGTGCTTTGGGGACAGCCTACACTGTTCCTCGCCGTCCTCGCCGCCATGCGCGCGGAGGGAACGAGATGACCCGCACCCTCACGATTGAATCCCCGGAGTGCGAGTCCGAAACCTGCCGGTGCCCCTATCTCGCGCCGGAGGGGACAACCGAAGATGCCTGCGTGTGTTGGGGTGTGGAGGGTGACATCCTCGGCATGGGTAGGTCCGTGGTGGACGATGGACCGGGGACCGAACCGCCACGGTACTCCCGGCACGTTGACTGCCCGTTTGGGGCGCGGGCGATTGCAATCACCATGACGGCGAGGCGAGCGAGTAGATGACCACCCGCCGTCACCACGTCTGCCCATGCTGCGGGACACGCCTCGCGGATGGTGCTACGCTTGCCATCGTCGTTCTTCGGCAGGGCGAGGAGCATCCATGGGACGCGGCGGAACCGGTGCCTACGACGGTCGGATCACGATCCGCGTCGCGTGTTGGGTGGGGCGGTGGCGCGTCATCAAGCGCGAAGGGCCGGGACCGAGCGGACGCCGTGTTGTCACGGTGGGCAGCAGAACCGAAGCGGACTCGCTTGCCGCAGACCTGATCGCCGCCATTGACGCGGGACGACTCGCCGCCCTCCGTTCCGGTCCCGAGCCAACCACCATCGCAGATGCCCTGAACCGACACGTTGACGCTGTGGATGCGCGGGTCAAGGTCGGCAAGAACCGCCCCGGCAACGCCGAATGGACCCGCGCCATGGTCAAGCCGTTGCTCACCACCCTCGGGACCGTGCGCCTCCAGGACGTGACGGACGCGAC